AAGTCGTTTGCGTAGATTGACAGCTTCTCTGTCTCTAGTTTGCAAGTCTCCTTTAAGCTTCTTAACCATCTCCTGCGACTGCATAATTTGCTGTTGCAGCTTACCGATAGTATCAGTTCTCTCAAGAACACCTTCGATATCGAATACCTCAGTCTTCTTAAGAACCTCTTCTCTGTCAATAAGGCCTTTCTGGTAAGCGTCCATATAGAACTCAAGCTCTGCATAGCGGTTTGTAGGTAAGGTAGAACCTGCTACAACTACTACATCGTACTTGCCTACAGCGATATTATTGAAGATTTTTATTTCTCCAGTCTTATCGTCATATAGTTTTTTATTAATTGCATACTCAGTCATAGAATTGTTAGGCTGAACAACTCTAAAGATCTTTTCAGTAGTATACAATTGCTGCATTAAAGGTATAGCCACTTGCCCTACTCGGGTAAGACTAGCTTCAATATCAGCTAATTTTGATTTAATCTTTCTTTGACCAAACTCATCCAATGAGATGGTTGCTTTATAAGTCTGAGGAGCTGCGCCTGCATTACCCATCATCATCTCATATAGTCCTAATTGATGATCTATATCGTTTTTAGCGTCTGCTTCGTTTTTATAGAGTTCATTAGGAAGAGGTTGTGGTTGCACTGGCATAGGAGCCCCTGCATCCATATCAACCTCAATAGCAACCCCGGGTTGAGCCCACTTCTCTTCGAAATCAGCCATGTCAACACTACCAGCTGGTACCAATATCTTAGTATTGGTGCTAGTCGTAGCATGTGCAATAATCAAAGAGCGCGTTTTATTAATATATTGTTGCATACCCTTTATTAAACTAACATCAGATACCGGATAAGGTGTTCTAGTGTGTATGTTTACGAAAGGAACAATAGGGTAGGTTTCGATTGGCAAAACTCTACTATATAATTTTTTATCACCAATAATAACGCACTGATGAACTCTCTTGACTTGTACGCTAGTGACCTTAATAAGACCACGTTCATACAAATCTTTAAATTGAATCTCTTGAATATCTAAAGGTGGTGGAGCAGGCATATCCTCAGCATTCATTCCTTGAGCAATAGCTACTTGCATTTCTTGATCATAGGCTTGTTGCATTTGTTGTTCTAACTGCATTGCCATTTTCTTGGCGATATCTTCATCAACAATAGGTTGACCATTGATTATCCAAGCAGGTTGCTCTAAATATTCGCCGAATCTATCCTCTTCTAACAGGTCCTCCACCCCAGAAAAGGTCTCGAATATACGATATCTACTAACCATCTCCTTGTAATACCACTCATACCCTCTAACATACTCATCATTATTTCCCATGCCCATATGAGTTTGAGTCTCAGTATCTTCAGGGAATATTACACTTCCATCACCCTCAAATTGGGTATCAGGTCTATCTGACAATCTATCTGATGAACTATTGTCAATAGCATTCTTATACATTGGATATAGCTTCTTAGCCTGATCTCTGGTAAATAAACGTGATATAATGATGTTTTCAGCATCATCAAAGTATCGATCCCTACTATTAGGATCAACGTACACGTCTAAAGGATCAACAGAGTGCATACACACTTCACCTTTACCCATATCCATCATAGGATCTTGATATACATGCATATACCCTAACCCAGTAACATAATAATCGTCAATAACTTCCCTTATAGAAGATCTACCATCAGAGATATCATACATATAAGATAGAAGTGAACTAATCACTTGAGCAACCTTATTGTCAGAATCTTCTCGTGCAGCAACCCTAAATGAGGGTCTGTTAGCTGTAATCATAGCTTTAGCAGTTTCTACTGCTGGATGAATACGGTTAACCACTACAGGGGATTGGCCACGTGACTCTAAGACTCGCTTCTGATCAGCTGTCCATTGGACCCCTAAACGGAACTCTTTGTCTTCTTGAGCCTTTGTTGCCCATGTTTCTCTTTTGTTAGAATAGGAACGCCATAAATCATGTACTTTTTGAATTACATCTTTTGTGTCCAAATCTTTATATTCTTTTTCTGCCATAGCTCTTAATATACCTCTTACATAGTTAACCAGTCAAGGAATTTGTTTTTGTTAGGTTTATCATCATCTTCACCAAGAAACTTACGTTTAGATGCAGGTTTCGCCCCGAGGAGCGCGGTCCATACAGCATCCATGATATCATCATGCTTTCCTTTAGGATAAGCAAGGAACTCTGCTTGAGCTTCAATATCTTCAGGTCTAAAGAAGAATTGACCTCTAGCAAACATAGGTACCAATGACAAAAGGCGCTCAGACTTCGAATTACGGGGTTTTACGCCCTTTTCTAGTCCCGGAATAAAGAGATCGTTTTCTTTCATTAACTCCTTAGTCGCCGTTCTTAATGCTTCTTGGTAGCCTATTGTCTCAATTTTCATTCGCCTCGGCCTATATTTTTTAAACGTTCGTATAATTTCATCAGGCTGTTCTGCAGGGGAAATACGCTTTTGGAAACAATCGACCATATACTTATTGTTTTCGGCATCAATAGCGATAGTAGCAATAACAAAAAAGTCAGCACGAGTTGATAGAGAGCTAGCAGGGTCAACCCCGCAATAGATACTAACAGGGATAATCTTTTCTTCATCTCCGTCCTTTCCGACCAGAATGTTCTGGCCATTACGTCTCTCAAAATCATAATGGTGCAGTTTAACCCATTCGGGTTTAAACGGTGCATTATCAGGAGATTGAGCAATATTCATATATTCCTGATAAAAACCATTCAGGTTTCCAACAGCTGCGAACTCATCCTTTATTTGAAGGATTCGTTCTTTAGGAAACCGTTCAGGCCATATAGATTTTTGTTCTTCATTCCATATAGAATACCAGAGGGTGTGCCAAGCAGGGCTCTCCTTTGCCCAATATAGAAAGCAATCCTCGGATATAACCGTACCAATCATACAGACTTTACCTTCATCGGATAGGGAGGGGATAACAGCTTCTGTCATCCATTTTCTATTCTTAGCACGTGCCTCTGGCGTATATGCATTAAGCTCGGATTCAAAGTCATCTACAATAATAAGGTTTGGACGAGTATCACCTTCAATAAAACCACGGACTCGCTGCCCAGTACCTACTGCAATAATACGCGTTCCATTAGCTAATACTACATCGGTAGCTGTCCATTTTTGAGCTGTAGTAGGCCCAAGGTCTCCGAATATAGATTTAAATTTACTGGAATGCGTTAAATGGTATTTTATACGGGATAAGAAATTGATTGACTGAGCTTGTGACTCAGATATAATAACTATAAATAATTCATCGGTGCTAGACTTAAATGCTAGCCTCCATAATGGGTAAATCAGGGTAGTAACCGTGCTCTTTGCCGTTCCTCGCGGAGCAGCAATCATTACCCGTCTGTTATCGTCGTTGGCTAGTGAGGAGTAGACTTCGTGATGGAACGGCGGTGTCTGTTTGCGGAGGGCTGTAGGAAAACAATATCTCCCGAACAGCGCCATATTCCCCCGCATTTTCTTCAATGCCTCTAAATGGGCATATCTTTCCTCATAATCCATTAATAGACAATCTTGCTATACTTCTTTGCACGTTTCTCTGACTTAGAAGGCTTCTTCTTAGCCTTAGTCGGACGTTGCTTCTTGTATGTCTTCCCCATCATCTTTCCTTATTGTTGTTCTCTGTGCTATAAAAGACTGTTCTTCTTCACGAAGCTCATCAATAAGCTTGACAGTGTTTGTACCCTCAATCTTATCTACAGTCTTAACTAAATGTTTATCTTTCATCCCGTGCATATCTTGAAGGTTATCGACTGCCTTTAAAAGGTTTCCAGTCTCTTTCTTCTCTTTTGCAAGGGCTATAGCTTCTTTGAGTAGGTCTAGTGTATAATCTTCGTCCAGACCGTGGTCAGTAAGCCTTTTTGCCATCTCATCTCTTACCATGCCTTTAAATGTCTCCGTTTTCATTGTACGCTTCCATTTACGCTTTTGAGAGTCATTTATCTCTCCGAGAGCCCATTCTATAGCCTGATCATAGTCAGGCTTAATAGCAAACATAAGCGCTAATGATTGCATTTTGTTTTGTTTAGATTGTACTTTAATGTAGGTTTCACCCGTCTGGGTGACATTTGTCTTGCGGCCCCGTACTTTTAAAGGCTTCGATTTATATTTCGGATTAAAGAAAGTATAGCCCCACGGAAAGCGCAGGTAGATGTTTTTCCGACCTGTATTATCAACATACTCCCGACGAGACAGAACTTTTGCCACATAACCATCATCTGAGTTTGCATAATCACCGACAGAAGCATTCCTCCAATAGTGATATTCCAACTCATTGGATTTAGCTTCTTCTTCCGTATAGACGGTATATGTGGTAGCACTATCATCTCCTTTGTGCCGTATGTCTATAGTGTACATATTCTAGCAGTCGCTAAGAGCTTTCTCTCAAAACTTTCTCTACAGCTTCAACAAATGGCATATCTTGTGGCCCTTTACGTTCTATTACTGCGTCAATACGTTCTATTGGGGTTTTTGGTTTTTTCATCGCCTTATAGAGGTTTTTCAAGCCTTCATCATCCCAAAAACGTTGCTCATA